ATTGACTCTCACATGTCCACATTTATCTACACTTGTTTGCATGTGTTTCCTCTGCAATATCTGTGCCAACATTATGTTATGCAAGAAGTGTGCCAAAGTTTTCTCTAGTTTTCTCATGTAAACTATTGACAAACAGATGGAAGTATGAGCAAGCTAGAGTTGGCATGGTTTGTGCACTACTGCAATTTCTATGCCAAGATTTATTTTTGACACCGGGGGACCCTTTGACAATCCATGGTAACAGTGGCTCCCACTAACATACAAAAAAAGCCAAAAGTCAAACAAAAGTAAACACTTGTAAACCTTTGATCTATAACATCTTTTTAATTGTAACATTTTGTAACAAAAAGGGCTTGACATTAACACTAGATTATGGTTGACATTTGCTTAAAAATATGGTAAAATAATAGAGTATTCTTTAGCTACAAAGGTAAAATACAATGAACGAAGAAGTACAAATTAAAAAACCTAGAGGTAGACCTCCTAAAGCTAAAGTTAATCAAAAGAAGGTAGGTAACAGAAAAGCCTTAGGTAGACCAAAGGGTGATGCAGGGATCATTAACGAATACAAAGCTAGAATGTTAGCTTCCCCTAAGTCTAAGAAAGTAATTGAAGCTATATTTGATGCAGCTTTAGACGACGATCATAAAAACCAATCAGCAGCATGGAAACTAATTATGGACAGGATGTTACCTGTTAGTTACTTTGAAAAGGAAGCTTCCGGGGGCAGGTCAGCAGTTTCCATAACCATATCAAGTTTAGGTGGTACTGAAGCCACTATAACCCAAGAAAAAGAAGTTATTGAAGGGGAGGTTATTCCAGACGATGTTTAAACATTTTAGTAAAGATGAATTTGCTTGTTCTCATACAGGCAACAATGAAATACAAGATAAGTTTATAGAAATGCTTGACATTCTCAGGGAGAACTGTGGTTTTCCTTTTGTAATCACAAGCGGCTATAGAGATCCTTCCCACCCTGATGAAGTTTCTAAAGAACAGCCGGGGACGCACAGTAGAGGCATAGCTGCTGACATTTATGTTAGTGACGGTGCACAACGAAGATCAATTATAGAAAATGCCATAGACATAGGTTTTGGAGGTATTGGAGTAGCCAAGGGCTTTGTTCATGTAGACATTAGGGATACGACTCCTGTTATGTGGACTTATTAGTGGACATTACAAAAATTGAAATCAATAAACAAGCTGAAAAAATCAAAGCCCAAGGAAGAACACTTAACGCCCAAGAACGACAAATCAAAGAACAGCTACAAAGAATATTTGGCAAAGCTAACTGATTTAAATTGGGACGGTAATGACTGAATTAAACATAGAGTTACTACCTTGGCAACAGGAAGTCTGGAACGACGAAACAAGGTTCAAGATTGTTGCTGCGGGTAGAAGAACTGGTAAGTCCAGACTAGCAGCTTGGATGTTAATCCTAAGAGCCTTACAGACTGAGAAGGGTCATGTATTCTACGTAGCACCCACTCAAGGACAGGCCAGAGACATTATGTGGCAAACATTGCTGGAGTTAGGTAATCCAGTGATAATTAGTAGTCACATTAACAATCTACAATTAAAACTGGTCAATGGAGCTACAATATCCTTAAAAGGGGCTGACAGGCCGGAAACCATGCGTGGTGTTAGTCTTAGGTTTTTAGTCTTAGACGAATACGCAGACATGAAACCTGAGGTATTTGAGCAGATTCTAAGGCCAGCTTTAGCAGACCAGAAGGGTGATGCGTTATTCATAGGAACACCTATGGGACGTAATCACTTTTATGACCTATATCAATACGGAGAATTAGGGGACGACCCAACCTACAAAACTTGGCACTTTACTTCCTACTCTAATCCATTACTGGACTCAGAGGAAATAGACGTAGCCAAGAAGAGCATGTCAAGCTACGCTTTCCGTCAGGAATTTATGGCTTCCTTTGAGGCCAGAGGTAGTGAGATGTTTAAAGAGGATTGGGTTAAATTTGGAGAACCAGACGACGAGGAGGTAGGAGATTACTACGTTAGCATTGACTTGGCAGGTTTTGAGGAAGTTAACAAGAAAAGAACGAAGAATTCCAACCTTGACGAGACTGCAATCGCTATTGTCAAAGTTAACCCTAACGGTTGGTTCGTTGAAAACATAATACACGGTAGATGGGAATTGTCGGAAACGGCAAGAAAGATATTTGAAGTAGTCAGGGACTATGAGCCTATTAGAGTAGGAATAGAAAAAGGCATAGCTAGACAGGCAGTTATGTCCCCTTTGACTGACTTAATGAAAAGAAATCAAAGATTCTTTACTGTGGAGGAATTAACCCACGGTAACAAAAAGAAGACTGACAGGGTAATGTGGGCGTTACAAGGTAGATTTGAAAACGGTTACATTACTTTAAACAAAGGTGAATGGAACAGTAGATTCTTGGATCAGTTATTCCAGTTTCCTGACCCTTTGACTCACGACGATTTAGTGGATTCTTTAGCATACACGGATCAGTTAGCTAAAGTTGCGTACCACTACGACTTTGAGATAGAGGACGAAGAAATACTGGACATAGTAGCAGGATATTAATATGGAATATATGGACGAAGAAAAAACCTTAATGAGCGAACAATCCGTAGAAGATTGGGTTATGGCTAAGTGTGAGACTTGGAGAGATCACTACGAAGCTAACTACGCTCAGAAGTTTGACGAATACTACAGACTCTGGAGAGGTATCTGGTCCTCCGGAGACATGGAACGTAAAAGCGAACGATCTAGGATTATTAGTCCTGCGCTACAACAGGCAGTGGAATCCAGTGTAGCTGAGATAGAGGAAGCCACCTTTGGCAGAGGCAGATTTTTTGACGTGACGGACGACATAGGTGACAGAGAAAGACAGGACATTTCCTTTCTTAGAAACAAACTACATGAAGACTTTGACAAAGCACAAGTTAGAAAAGCAGTAGGTGAGTGCCTGATTAACTCAGCAGTCTACGGTACAGGCGTTGCTGAAGTAGTTCTAGAGGAAGTCAGGGAGATGGCTCCCGCTACACAACCAGTAATGGGTGGAGACTTACAGGCTGTGGGTGTTAACATTAAAGACAGGACTATGGTTAAACTACGTCCAGTTATGCCACAGAACTTCCTGATAGACCCCATAGCCACCAGCATAGACGACGCTTTAGGCGTAGCTGTGGATGAGTTTGTGTCAAAACATCTTGTGGAACAACTACAGGAGGAAGGAGTCTACAAACAGGTTTACGTAGGTCAAGCAGCCTCAGACTTTGAAATAGAACCAGACCACGACATAACAAGCTACGACGACGACAAAGTTAGGTTAACTAAATACTACGGCCTAGTTCCTAGAGTGCTTTTGGAAGCTGCGAATAATCCAGAGGAAGAAGACGTAGACTCAGACTTAACTGTAGCCATAGAAGAAACCAAAGACACTGAAGAACAAAGTTACTACGTGGAAGCACTGGTAGTTATAGCCAACAATGGTATATTACTAAAAGCGGAAGAAAATCCATACATGATGGGAGACAGGCCCATAGTAGCATTTCCTTGGGACGTAGTACCGTCAAGATTCTGGGGCAGAGGAGTTTGTGAAAAAGGCTACAACAGCCAGAAAGCCCTTGACACAGAGCTTAGAGCAAGAATTGACGCTCTTAGCTTAACTGTACACCCAATGATGGCTATGGACGCTACACGGCTTCCCAGAGGCTCCAGACCGGAAGTTAGACCCGGAAAGATTATATTAACCAATGGAGATCCTAAATCAGTACTACAGCCCTTTAACTTTGGTCAGGTTAGTCAAATTACCTTTGCACAGGCTGAAGCTTTACAACGAATGGTACAGACTTCTACAGGAGCCATAGACTCCGCTGGTGTACAAGGGTCAGTTAATGGTGACGCTACTGCCGCAGGGATTAGTATGTCCTTGGGTGCAATTATTAAACGGCACAAGCGTACTTTGATTAACTTCCAGCAGTCTTTCTTAATACCATTTGTAAAGAAAGCTGCTTGTCGTTACATGCAGTTTGACCCTGAAAGTTATCCTGTAGCGGACTACAAGTTTAACGCTACGTCCTCTTTGGGTATTATTGCCAGAGAGTACGAAGTAACACAGCTAGTTCAGTTGTTACAAACTATGTCACAGGATTCACCTTTGTATCCTACGCTCATACAGTCAATTATTGACAACATGAACTTGGCTAATCGTGAGGAACTACAAGCTAAACTACAACAAGCCATGCAGGAAGGACAACCTTCTCCGGAAGAACAACAAATGCAAATGGCTGTACAACAAGCTCAGTTGGCTTTCCAAGAATCACAAACAGCAGCCCTACAAGGACAAGCTGCGGAATCTCAGGCTAGAGCAGGTAAAGCTATGATGGAAACACAGTTAGCACCTCAGGAACTTGAAATTGATAAGATTAAAGCCATAACCACCAACATTAAGGAAGGAGACGGTGACGACAGAGAGTTTGAAAGAAGAATGAGAATAGCTCAGTCTTTACTTAAAGAAAAAGAATTAGAACTTAAATTTCAACAACCATCTACAGCACAACAAGGAGTAGGCAATGGTAGTCAGCAAGCAGGAATTAATAGACCTAGTGGAACAGATCAACAGCAAGTTCGACCAAATCTTCAAGAAGTTGGAGGACTTGGAGGAGTTCAATAACAACTGTTCCTGTGGTAAAGTAAAAAGTACAGGTAGGAAAAAAGCAAATGCTTAAAAAACGAAAGAAAGAAAACCCCATTAGAAAAACAACAGGTCCGGGTGGTAACTTTAGAAAAACTGAAGCTGGTGCAGGAATGACTGCAAGAGGAGTCAGAGCACATAGAGCAGCTAACCCCGGATCTAAGTTAAAAACTGCTGTAACTGGTAAAGTCAAAAGAGGCAGTAAAGCAGCTAAAAGACGTAAATCTTTTTGTGCTAGGTCTAAAGGGTGGACAGGAGAACGTGGCAAAGCAGCAAGAGCAAGGTGGAAATGTTAAATGGCTAAAGGTTTGTATTCTAATATTCATGCTAAACGCAAAAGAATTAAATCGGGTTCAGGGGAAATCATGAGAAAACCCGGATCTAAAGGTGCGCCTACTTCTAAGGCGTTTAAACAATCAGCTAAAACAGCTAAAAAAAGGAAGTAACTATGCCTACAGTTAACGGTAAAAAATATCCATACACAGTTGCAGGTAAATCAGCAGCTAAAAAAGCAAAGCGTTCACAGAACAAAAATGCTGGGATGCGTAAAAAAAGCCCCAGAGGACGTTAAAATTAAATGGTCTTTGAGTCCATTGCAGCAATTACAGCAGCTCTAAGTGCTGTTAATGGGCTTATAAACCAAGTCAAGGAGTCCGGTGGACACATAAATTCCGTTCTGGACCGTATGCAAGCCATAAACAGTGGTATGCAACGGTTGGAAATAGAAAAACGTGAGTCATTAGTACAGCCTTTAACCCCACAGGAGGCTTTAAAACTATCAATGGCTAAACAACAGGTTACTCGTTTTCACGAAGAACTCCGAAACATGGCAGTTTTATCCAGAGATCATCAACAATTTGTAGATGAATACTTTAGGATTATGGAGGATTCGCGTAAACAGCATGAAGCCAGTGTAAAAGCTATAATTGAAAAGAAAAAAGCCAGAAAACAGCTACTACACGACCTGTTTTTATGGACTTCCGTATCAGGTATAGGTTTAATAATAGCTTTTGTTATAATTGCTCTAGTTATTGCTATGTTAACATAATTTTAGGATTAATGTATGAAACAACAGCCTAGTTTACTGACTAAAAAACAACTCAATAACTTAATACAACAACAAAAAGACAAAAAACATAATCAATAACTTGACATTTAACACAGAATGTGATATAATAACAAGGTATTCTTAACAATAAGGTAAAATACCAAATGAACAAAGACTTAGAAGTATATTTTGATAATTATTTTGAAATGTTCCGAAGCGAAGGTTGGAAACAACTTTTAAAGGACTTTCAACAAAATATTACAAATATTAATTCAGTTGAACAGACTACGGACGCTGATAACCTTCATTTTAGGAAGGGCCAGTTAGCTATATTAGCTACCATAGTCAATCTAGAAAATCAAATGGACAATGCACACAAAAACGCATTGGAAGAAGAGGAAAAATCCTCAGAAGAGGAAGCCTTGGCAGAAGAAACAAATGAATAAGTTTGTTTTGTATGACTTCAGATGCAAAAAAGGGCATGTCTTTGAAGAGCTAGTAACAAGGTCCACCCACACTACTAGGTGCAGTTGTGGGTTGGAAGCAGAGCGAATAATCTCTCCCATACGGAGCCAGTTAGAAGGCATAAGTGGGGATTTTCCTGACGCAGCAGACCGCTGGGTTAAGAATAGAGAATCGCACATCAAATATGAACGTAAAATGAGTTCATAGCCCTCCACAATACTATAAAGTACGGAGTTTAATAATGGCTAAAATTATAGATCAAGAGCGTCAAGAAACAGTTGAAGAAACTACTCAAGAACCTGTACAGGAAGAGTTTAACTTGGATCAGGCAGTTGCTAGTGAGGAACCACAACAACCACAACCTGAACAAATTGAAGACTTTCCTGAAAAGTACCAGAATAAATCTGCACAGGAACTTGTCCAAATGCACCAAGAAGCTGAAAAGCTTTTGGGCAGACAAAGTTCTGAAGTGGGTGAATTACGCAAGGTAGTTGACGACTACATACAGACACAACTCACAAAGGAAACAGCACCGACTCAAACAGTCGAAGAGGATGTAGATTTTTTTACTGACCCTGAAAAGGCAGTACAGAAAGCAATAGAGAATCATCCTAAGATTAAAGAAGCTGAAAACATTAATCAGGAATACAGGAAGACAACGGCTTTAAATCAATTAAAGACTCGTCATCCGGACATGGAGCAAATACTCCAAGATCCAAAGTTTGCTGAATGGATTAAAGCTTCCAATATTAGGACTCAATTGTTTGTCTCAGCGGACAAAGAGTATAACCATGAAGCTGCTGATGAGCTTTTTACTTTGTACAAAGAACGTCAGGAAGCGGTTACTCAGACTGCTGTGGCAGAGAAGCAGGACAGAAAACAGGCAATTAAGAGTGCTAGTACAGGCTCTGCCAGAGGTTCTTCCGAAGCTTCCCCAAAGAAAATTTACAGACGACAAGACATTATTAGACTTATGAAAAACGACCCTGATCGTTATGCGTCTTTGTCGCAAGAGATATTAAAGGCGTATGAAGAAAAGAGGGTCAGATAATAGTACTTAGGAGGTACTAACAATGACTGATTCAACATATCCTGCTACTGGTGGTTTTGTAGACAACACCAGCGCAGCAACCTTTATACCAGAAATATGGAGTGATGAGATTATCGCTGCATATCAGAAGAACCTAGTTCTTGCTCCTCTGGTTAAAAAAATGTCTATGTCAGGTAAGAAAGGCGACACAATCCATGTGCCTAAGCCTGTCCGTGGTGACGCTCACGCGAAAGCAGAGAACACCGCAGTAACCGTTCAAAATGCAAGTGAATCCGAAGTTCAGGTTTCAATTAACAAGCATTATGAATACTCCCGTCTTATTGAAGACATTACTGACGTACAGGCTCTGTCCTCCCTACGTCAATTCTACACGGAAGACGCTGGTTACGCACTAGCAAAGCAAGTAGACTCTGATTTACATGCTCTGGCTACTGGCCTTGGTACTTCCGGTACTTCAAGTACTACATATTTAAACAATGTTGGTACTTTCTTTAATGATGCCTCAAACGGTCTTTCAACTTACACAGCGGACACTGTTGTTTCTGCGGACGTATTTGAAGACGACGCTTTCCGTGGCATTATCCAGAAACTAGACGATCAAGACGTACCTATGGATAACAGAGCTTTTGTTATTCCTCCAGTGTTGAGAAACACTATCATGGGTATCTCACGATACGTTAGTTCTGACTTCGTTAATAACTCTACGGTTGTTAACGGTAAGATTGGACAGCTTTATGGTATTGACGTTTACGTCAGCACTAACTGTCCTACTGTTGAAGCTGCTGGTGATAACTCAGCTAGCTCAGTGGATTCTCTTGGAGCCTTGTTGTTCCACAGAGATGCAATGGTTCTTGCGGAGCAAGTCGGTGTTAGATCACAGACTCAGTACAAGCAGGAATGGTTGGCTAACCTGTTTACCTCTGACACCCTCTACGGTGTAGCGGTACTCAGACCAGCTTCAGGTTTGACTTTGGTTGTACCTGCCAGCTAATAGAAACAGGGGCTACTAGTAATAACGCTAGTAGTCCCTTTTTTATATGATAGATCCAGTTGCCTCAACAACACCCATAGGTACATGGGCTAAACACAACACAGTGGAAGTCGTTAAGCACGATAAGAAACATGGTGAACAACATAGACTCCAGACAGTGTTTAGGACTATTTATTACGAATTTGCAGACGGAAGAGTTCAGTTAAAAAATTATACTTCTCAAAACTCAAGCATAGACCTTAAAGCATAATCATGTTAAAAATGTTAATAGGCCCAATTAGTGAATTAGCAGGAACTTTTATAAAGAATAGAGCTGCTGAAAAACAGGCTGTACATGATTCTAAAATGAGGCGTATAGAAGCTGACGCTGATTGGGAAACTACCCAAGCGGAAGCATCAAAGAACTCTTGGAAGGACGAATGGTTTGCTTTAGTTTTAAGCTTGCCACTCATAGGAGCTTTTATACCTAGTATGGTTCCTTACGTACAGGAAGGATTTAATGTGTTATCAACAATGCCCGATTATTACAAAGCATTTTTAGGAGGTGCAATAGCTGCTAGTTTTGGTATAAAAAGCATGTCTTCTTGGGGTAAGAAGTAATGACTTTTTTAGAATGGCTTGCAGAATTTATAGGAAGTTTTAACAATAGTAGGCCCGGAGGAAAAGCATGGAATCCTGTTCCTATAGGTTTTTACGCTGATTATATTATTCGACAAATGGGAGCTACTCCCGATCAAATTCAAAAACATATTGAACGTGTTGTTGAACCGGAAGTAGAAAAAGATATTCCTTTTGTTTATATTCCGGACATAAATGGAGATCAATCAAAAGGTCATTTTTTAGACAAAACTACAGGACAAATATATACTTCAGAACAATGGGGTTTAATCGGACCAATATATACAGCTTTAAAAAAAGGTGAAATAACTGAAGACGAAGCTTACAATCAAATAGGTCAAGTTCCTGACATTACAGGACAAAACCCAACAGCAAAACAAGAAGATGATGATGACGATGAAGATGAAGTAGTAGACATAGACGATGATGACACTACTAAAGATTTAGTAGACGATACTACTGATGATGATACTACAGACGGAGAAGAAGAGGAAGAAGAAGATAATGACCAAGACAAAGAACCTAAAACTAATGTATGGAGAGACGCATTAGAACAATGGAGAAAAGAAGCAAGAGAAAAAGCTAAAGAACAAGAAAGAATAGAACAAGAAAAACTTGCTGAACAAAGAAGAGAAAAAGGATACGACGAATTAAGCGGCACTGGTAAATCTATTTTTGATAAAATGGTGGAAATGGGTTTAGATCCAAATGCTAATGATATTAATAATACTTACGGCGGTAGAAATTATCAAAATATTTCAAGATTTTTTAATAGCTATAACAAGTGGAAAACGTCACAAGCTTTAGAAAATTTAGCTAGAATTAACAATCAATTTACAGACGTGTCTACTGTTGGAGACACAGCAGTTACTTTTGAAGGTAAGACTTATACTTATGACACTGGTACTGGTAAATGGAGTGTTTGGGCAGGAGACTTATTAGAATCTTCTATATTATACCATATTAATAGGGACACTA